TACAGTCGCCCCATCTCCAGTCCAGGTTGAGAATCGAGAAACATTATAAGGATTCTCGGTATAGAACTTGTCTGGGTTTTGATAGAAAAGTAGCTCGCGGCGATCAATGGTCGCCTCTGGAACAAAATTCGTAAACGCGGAAGGAAAGTCATATTTCTCAACATTTGCACGAGTATTGAATTCATGCAGCGTGTAGTTACGGTTCAGTTTGACTTCAGCTGGAAATTCATACTGAAAATACCTGTTAATGTAATCATCTAACTGGTTATTATTCAGCTCCGCTAAAGACAAACGTCCGCTGACCTGCCGTGTTTTTTTGCGTATCTCAGCTAACGTCCACTCTGCCACGATCTACCTCAATGTAAAGCGGCTTTACTCGAAAATTTCTCTACACTGAAAACGCGATTTGTACGATTCCAGATTTTTTTGCATCGCTCCAGATCCATCAGGACGGTAGCCCCAGATTGGCGTCTGTCTCGATTCAATGTGCTTAACAACCTTGCGAGGAAGCCGGTATTTGCCACCATGCAGCAACGTGTAGTTTTCCTTTTTACGGGTATCACCAAACGTAAACTTAATGGGAATTCCAGGCTCCTCAAGGTTCATAAACTCAACGTAGACTGTCTCGTTAAGCCATGCCTCACGGCGGTCCTTTTCACTTTTAATAGCTTGTGGTGCTTCTTTTTTCGGCATTGCAATTCCTGCCATGGTTGTTACTCCGTGTGAAAAAGGGCCCCAGGAAGCTGGAGAACGAACCCAGGGCCCAAAATATTAGGTTACGCTTTCTTTACCTTTGACAATCGCAACCATCGCAGCACTGTTAGCACCAACAGGAGTAGTACCGACAGTCATTCCGCGACGAGCGAAGTTTTCAGTAGGAATAGCATTACCATTTGTATCACTAACGCGTGTCACCTTACCGCCAGAAACATAAACAGCGCCTGCTGTTGTGTTTGTTGCTGTGGTAATAGTGGTCGCTGTAAGAGAAGCAATTGTGTACTCAGCATTCAAGCTAGTACCAGCTCCAGATTCAGCAACAGCTTCGACTTTAATGGTATCTCCTACAGCAAAACCAGCAGGTCCTGTGTCATCAACAGTCAAAACGCCAGGGTTAGCATTGGTAAATCCGCTAAGAGCTGCACCATAGTTGGCGCTTTCACTTAGAGGGGTAAATCCATTGGTGGTTGCAATTGTTCCAGCGTCAACATCTAGAACGCTTGCATCTGCCATTGGGTCAATCCACGACCAAGAGCCACCGTTAGTGGTGTCAATTGTTGTGATTTCTGCAACTTCGAAACCTACATCTAGGTCGCGAGCTACTGCTGGGTTAGGGTTCGTCCAGCTAAACGTTTTCATCTGAGCCATGACTTACCTCCTTATGAATGTGTCGCTTGTAGGTTCAACATGAACGCATCGTTTAGGATACGTGCGACGAAAGGATGTTGCCACCCGACTGTTCCACGCTGGTGGAGAGGATCTGCGCTTCCTGCGCTTCCAAGAGGTTCCACGTAGAACTCTCCAGACTCACTACCTAGGTGAACAACAGCGTATGCTTCTTTACCGATGATGAAGTTGTCATATACGGCTGGAGAAGCAGCGCTTACGCTACCAACGGATGTGTAAAGCCAGCGAACGTTTCCTGTTGTTCCCCACTCTGATTCAAGAACAGACTGTTGGTTAGGATACTGCGAGCTGTGCACGAAGTTAGCAACTGCTTCAAGATCATCAAGAAGCGCTGTGTCAATGTAACCCCAGAACGCAGGACGAACAGGAGCTGTACCGAAAGCATCACGACCAACGATAACTTCGCTGATCATTTCAGCGTCGTTTCCGAGGAGAGTGAGAACCGCAGCGTCAATATCAGCCTTAGTAAGTTCTGTTGGAGTGTTACCGTTGACACCGTTAGCGCAAGCAAGTGTTGATGCTGTAGAAGCAAGAACATCACGAGTAACTTCATCAATGGTTTGACCAAGATTCTGAGCAAGAAGACGAGAGGCCTCATTGAGGACGCGGTCTTCGACAGTCAGCTCTACTTGGTTTGTAATAGTCACGAAATTTCCGTAGAAATCAACGCGAGCTTTGATATCTGTTGCAGATAGAGCTGCGCCTGGAGGCGTAACACCATCGACTAGAGGGACTGGAACTGTATTCAGACGCGAATAGCGGCGGAAGACAATTGTGTCACCTTCTTTCTCGGGAAGAATGCGCTTCTGCGCAAACTTTGTATGAATTAGCTGCGGGTATGCCGTCATTAAAAGAAGCCGGTCATAGTATTCCCGCACTGCTGGTGGCAAGGCTGCTGTATCAGTAATAGCCATTGTTTACTCCTGCAATAAAGGGTTACCAAGCCCCACGATGCTTGTTCGCTAGCTTCATGAACTCATCGTCAGACATCCGACCGAATCCACCACCAGGTTGTGATGATGGGGTAGATGATCCAACAGCACTCAGAGAACCAGGTCTTTGCGCATTTTGTACGATGCGTTCAGCATCTTCAGACTTTTTAGTCTGCTTGTGCGATGTCCTGTAATCTTCGCTGTTTTTTGCTAGATAATAAGCTAGCTCATAACGATTTGGGTCATTCTGCAGCGTATTTTTCAACGCGGGATTTTTTTCGATTACTTTGGGTAGATAGTCTTTTACTACCTTTTGGTAATCTGAATACTTTTGGCTGACACGTAGCTCTTCGATGCCCATCTGATAGTTTTGCTGAATGTTCTGCATGAACTTCTTAGCTTCACCAACAGTTAAAACATCATCATCAGACAAACCAGCCATCTCATCCTGCTGAGGTTGCTGTGGCTTTTGTTGATTTGCCTGCATGAGAGAAACGTGATCCTCAAGCATTCTCATTTTTTCTTGTAGAGACTGACGTTCGCGCCGCTCTGCTTGTAAAGCCGATACAGGAACCATTTCTGATTCTTGATGACTTTCAGCTTGTGGCTGCTGATAGTTAGTTTCTACCGGACCGGCGGCGTCCGCTTGCTGTGCGCCCGTATCGATGGTTTCTTGCTCCATGTGCTTCCTCTCGCCCTTAAGCCGGCGGCGCTTTAGTTGTAGACATAGGCTCCTGAGATATCTCTACGACCCTCTTGTACAAAAGGATTGTCCGATGTTCCCAGGTGTGGTGCTAGCCTTTCCCAGTCAATGGGCATGTCATGCAAGTTAATTTGTGTATCAATGATGTCACCGTCCTTCACTTCAAGGATAATAGTCCCTAAAAGTGGTCTAGGCTTAGTGTCATATGGCTTGATCACTCGAGTCAGTACCTGCTCACCTGACTTTAATTTTAATTTGGTTGGTCTATGATGAATCACAATCCAATAGTGACCATTTGGTCGGTCATTCAGGATGTCTTGAACAGCCTGATCATCCGCCTTCATCATCTCTTGGCTTGTCTCACCTAATTCTTGAACCATACCGATCTCCTACCAATTGCTACCGAATTGGTAGATTAATATTTGTAGTCGTGGGCTTTCATATCGTAACCCTTGTACTCATAGTCCGAGGGTTTGATACGATCCATATCGAATTTCTGAGCATCTGCATCAATGGCATAAACATTGCCATGATTCATCATCACTTCCATGCCTTTACCAGCATTTCCGCGAATCATGCCCTTATATTTTTCGTTATGTTCTTTGCCCATTTTGTCCATACCTTTCTTAGGCATTTGGAACCTCCTGGGGTTGTTGTGGGTTAGACGCTACCGCCTGCATTTGACTGCCTGCAGCAGCGGAAATCGCAACATTGTCTTTCTTGATCTCTTCTTCTTCGAGACGATTCTTTTCCCGAAGCATGGAAGCGAACAACATCTCTTTTTGAGCTCGTTCAATATCCATTTCTTGTAGCTCAGCGATAGCTTTTGCTTGATCAAGAACAGCCTGTGTTCTGTTTTGGATAGCCTCTGAAGAGCGTTCGTCTTCAAGGCCAAGATTAGCGACAGCACGAGTAAAGCGCTCTTTGGCGCCAGCAACCTGCTGAAGGCTCTGAGACGTCGCAAGATTCTGCTGAGATTGCATGAGTTGATCTTGCATTTCTTGCTGTTTTTGGGCCTCTTGAGCCTGTTGCTGCATGTAAAGCTGCATTTCTTCGAGGTATTCGCTTTTTCCTTGAAGCGGGGCAGCTTTTGCAAGAAGCATTGGGGGAATTGGCTCGCCAAGTTGCTTGAGATCTAGAAGCTGTCTGAAGAAAATCTGACGCTGTGTATCAGTAAGTACACCTTCCTGAACAATGCAATCATATTTAGTGAATTTCTTCTCGTAAAACTCCGGTGTGGGATCATCATTGATGATTCTTTTCACTTTTGCTGGAGTCCAAGTCTGGATTAGCTTGAGAGCCTTCTTTGACAAGTACTGCTGCGAGAAGCGAAGGTTGTCAAAAACATCTTGAAGGTTTGTGAGAGCTGCTCCCTGGCGAAGCATTGTCATTACACCAGACTCATTGCCACTTTCTAAGATTCCGAATGCAGCATCATTTGCACCAGCAATCTCATTAATGTCCTGATCAAACTGCTGCTGAAGCTGGAACATCGAAGGAGGAATCTGAGCAGGAGGAATCTTCTCGATTGCACCTGGCTTGGCATCCTGATTTCTCCAAACAACCTTTCCTTGTGAGCTTTGGAACAGACTGCGTGGATTAACAACACTTCCTTCGTCTGCAATCCAACCTGAATTAATCTGACTGTCCAACAAGTCAATCATCTGGCTGCGACGTCTATTGGCTTCACGCTGAGGATCACGCATGCAACGGACAAGAGATTGGACTTTTAGACCCCATTGATCACTCTCCGGCTCGAAAATACCAACAAAGGGAACAAAGGGATACTCATCAAGACCGTATGGATTGATCTCCGTGCGCATCACCTGGTCATTAACGATAACGTGCATCTCAATGTAGCGCTTTTGTCGCGTTACAAGATCAAAGTTGGGATTAATGGCTTTTAGCTCTCTGAACTGATCTTCAGAGCCTTTCCAGTCTTGATATTCGCCAGTCTCTAGATCAACAAGTACCTTCTGCTGCTCAAAACGCTGCATGTAAAACTCGTTGTAGGCCATCAAGTCTTGACCACTAGGCTGACGCTGATAAGGAAGCCATGTGAATTTGTCATCTCTTTCCCAACCAATGTTATGAAGAGCGTAGACTTCGTCTTCCTGACCAGGAAGCATGGAAGCGACAATATCAACACTGAGATACTTTCGTCTTAGAATGTAGCTACAATCTTGAAGGTCAAGGCGCGTAAAGTAAGGGTCAAGAATAAATCCATTCCAAGGTTCCCTAGAAAACTTAATGTCGCCATTGATAGGGTCATCACGATAATCCAAATAAATTGAAGCTAGATTCCAACCTGTTTTAACAGCACCAGAGAAACAATCAGAAATAGTTCGATAACCATCTCCAGAGCTCATCGTATGCAAAAGGAGCTGTGACAGCTGATCGGCTGTTTTTTGATCTGAGCTCTCAACAGGAGTAACAACGCTAGAGAGACGGTGTTTGCGCTGATAGCCAGTAATCATATTGATGACACGGCGTATCCTATTGAAGACAAAAGTGTTGCGCCCTTCTGCAAAAAGCGCCTTCTTTTCAGTCTCATCCCACTGATCACCAAGATAAAAACGAAGGTCTTTATCAGCTTCAGGGAAAAAGGGATCCCAGGCGTAATACGCCTCGTTATAATACTCGTCAAAAGCTTGGATAATGCCTAGATCGGTGTTGTATCCCATCAGGTTCCCGCAATGTAAAGCCAATTTGTTGGCTTGCCAATTTTTAATTGCGAGCTTAAGAAGCTCTGTGTGTGTTAACGGTTTGTTCCGTTATAAAGAAGCTTAGAACCAGGCACTTTAGTTCCACGACCGCTTTGACTTTTTGTCTTAGCTGTCGCTTTCCCCTTGTTCGCCTGTTGGTGCGTTCTAGGTTTCTTTTTCTTCATCAATATCTGTTTACGTAGGTTCTTTCCAGGTTATTAGCCTGTTCTTCAGTCATCCTATCGCGTTTTGCTGCATTTTGTGCAACTGCGAGATATCTTAATGCATCTGCACAATGAGAAGACCAGTCATGGACTGGCTTATCACTATACACATTTAATCTTTCATTATAGGATTTATGGTAATTTTCTGCGCACTTTAAGAGAAACTTGCACTTTTTGCTGTCTATCCAGAACTTATGCCACATCCCACGCGTCATTTCAATGCCCTCCTGGATGCTTATATTTGGCACTATGGAAAAGTCTATCCCAAGTTGCTTGGCCATCTGAAGCCTCGTTTTAGCACCACTAGATAGCTCTCTCACCTGAATATCATGAGGAGCCCAATGAGTGCCATACTGCCAGAGGTTTTCTTCTGCTTTTTTGCGAAGAACAGCAGCATAATGGTTAAGACCCTCTCCTTCAGCCTGGTAATAATCTATGATGTGAATTTCTTGACCAATCGCCTGAGCAAAAATGATCGATGTTGAATCTGCCACCCCAATATCCCAGAATGTATCCACAAAAGCATAAGGATCATAGGGGACATTAGTTACCCTTCCACTCATTTCAGCTTCGCTGAGATACTTCGCATAATAACTACCTTCCTGACCTTGATCAAAATTGCAGTAATATTCTTGTTGAATAAGATGCTCCGACATGCCCTCCTTGCGTTCGGCATCCATATCGGCTTCGTCTAGAACCCCAGTCTCACTTATTGTTAAACGTTGGCAAAACCAATCTGGATTATCCTCAGCCATGAGGAACATGTCGTAAGCGTGATTTCTACCTCGAGGAGTAAAATTGAAGATAGCCCAACCATCATTCTCTCGTAAAATTGGACGTGTAAAGTTCCAAGCTTTCTGATCTTGAAGACTGTACTCAGAAAATACACAGCCAATCGGGTTAATACCCACGTTGATAATCTGATCAGTACCGATGATCTGGATCACACTCCCGTTCTTAAGCGTGATCCGCATCTCTACTGAATTTGGCTGACCATCAACCAACTCTCGAGGGATATAATCGATAAATCGTTTCCCATCTTTATTAGCACCATCCCAGAGAATACGACGGCCAAGGCGAGAAGTAGGAAAAAAATAACAATACGTACCGACTCTTCCACAGCAAGCCTCTCTAATTAAATAGTTCCAGCAAGCAATTTCCTTTCCTGCACGGCGATGCCAGACTAAAACAGCCCTTCTGCATCCCTCATCCATTGCCTGCAAAAAATCAAGCTGGTAAGGACGTGGATCAAAATCAGGAACCCTAATCTTCTTCTTTTTTTCTTCCATAGAATTGCTTCTCAATCACAACCGCACCAGTATGCTCTGTCTGATTCTTTGGTTCTTTCTGTCCTAAGTACTGCTTACCAAGCCAGATAAGCATGCTTGTGTTCCTGTCTTCAAGCGCATTCTTAATTTGAGCTTTGCGAATATTACCACGAAGAAATCCACGCCCCTTTGAGAGAGTATCCTGAAAATGGTGGAGCAATTCACGCTCTTCAAATTCGACGATATAAGCAATCTCTTCGTTAGTACAGCCAATCTGGGCTAACTTCTCAATTTGATCACGAGCAGCCTCTTTTTCTGCTTCTGTGACACGCAATATCTTTGATCTAGACCCCTTTCTACTCATCCTTTCACCTTCATTTTACAGCACGCTTCGGCAGCTATATCTTCGCAACGAGGTAAAAACTCAAGCAAGTCATCCCTACTGTCGAACTCGAAAGTTACAGCAGGCTTCTGCTCTTTCTTGGGCTTCTCTTGCTTACCAAGACCAAGGTCTTCTTCAAGAAAACCCCACTGTAAAAGATCAGTTATCTCAAACTGATTGCCCAGGATATCAAAATCCCACTCACCATTATTGCGATTAAGGCGTATGTTGAGCTCTTCAATTTCCTTCTCGTCGAGCTGACGGTCAGGAACCCATACTTCAACTTCTGTCGAACCTTTCGCCTTGAGAATCTCGATCCTCTGGTGACCGCCGATGATAGTATTGTCGAGATTGATGACCGGTTTATCAATAACCCCGAATCGATCAACCGAATCAGATAAATGAATGGCCTGAGACTGAGAAAGAGTCCGAGGATTTTTTTCATAGGGTTTCAGCTCATCAATCCGACGAGTTTCTAGGTGCCATTGGTACATATTTTGCTCTGTGTGTGTTCCTAAAACGGTAATTGATCAGGAACATATTCAGTCATGTGAGGCGCCGAGCTCATTTGAGGAATTGTCGGAGGGTTTGCCTCAACCCACTTATCAATAGCCTCTTTCGCCATCTTTTGGAAAGCCTTATAATGTTCCTGGTCTGGTATCTTCACGCTATTCGCGTACTTTTTTTCTCCAGTCTCTCTATCTTGATACTCACGCTGAGGCATGTTAACCCAACGACGACCCTCCTTCATGTGGACCGCACACCCAATGAGATCAAGACCCGCCTTCTTCAGGCTCAAATCCGCATATCCCTGGAGAGTCCCCCTGTTGATCGCTTTGTACTTCAGACACTCGATGCTCATCTGCTTTCTCGTCCATATTATTTATTTGGAAGTATCGAACCTTATCAATTGGTAACCAAATTCCAACGCCTTTCTCATCGTTCATATAGACGCGGTTATTACCAATTGAATCCATGAACTTCTCAACCTCTTGAGCATTAACATTAACATCAAGGGTTTGATTATCCATGTATACGAAATGAATTTTATACATTAAATCCTGGGACTCCGTAATTTAAACTCCGCTCGCGATGTCTGGTTGTGACGCTTGCGATTCTCTTCAAATTTCTTTTTAGCTACTCGCTCACCCAATGTTAACGGTTTGCGACTTTTTGCGCGCTGTTTTGAGAAGAGCTCATTATAGCCTTCTTCGCCATAACTGAAAACTTTAGACCCTTTCTGATTGAGAGGCATATCAGTAACTCCTATTACGATCCCGTTTAGGCGCACGGATCTTTCCTTCTTTCTTTGCCTTTTCCGGTAAATTTCTGCCTTTTGGCGTTTCCTTCTGAAATTTCTCAGCTAAAAGAGGCATCTTGGCATACATGAATTTACGCTGAGATTCTGATTTAAATGGCACGATAAACCTCTTTAATATTCTAATTGTATATTTTTTTGCTTTTCTAGAGCGTTTTTATATCCTTTAGAGCTTATTTCAGATATAAACTCATTTAACACCTTATGTGCTGAGGTCTTTAGGGTGTGTAGCCTAGAGTCAATTGGTTCCATTTCATACTGAATGATGTTATTCGACCGAGCTAGCCTTCTTTGGTGCTGAACATCAAGGATGCTCTCTTGAATCGAGGTCAGCAGATCAATTATCGATGCATCATAACAACTGATGTCAAGCTCAACTGTGCCTATCATATGCTCTTTATCCAACTCGTCTGTCATAACTCAACCCCTTCCACGTAAAGAATTTCCATTAGTTCATCAAGAAACACTTCCTCTTCAGAAGAAACCATTTCCCCGTATTTTAATCGCCCTCTAACAAGATTTCTCGCTTCATGGAGCGACGAATACATGTCAAATGAGTGCGATATGATTTTGAGGTTATCAGTTTCCTCGAAAACATCGCTTTCATAACTAATCTTCATTTTCATTTGGACACTCCAATGTCTCTTTCTTCATCACATTTGCCCAGAGGTCAGGATTGGACCCTTTGTCATAGATATGATGACATGCCAAACAAACATTTGTCTCATTGAAAAGCACAGTTTCTTTGCACTGAGTGCAAGACATCCATTTGTATCCATCTTGCTGCATTCTCAAACTCATCCCTAATGTGTATTTATTTGATCTCTACGTCTCATTTCAACAGGCTGTCCTTCCGGCAAACACTTTCCAGCGTCCCAGTAAGTTCCAGTCCACCATCCCATACGCGTTACACCATTCGCCCACCGAAGTTGAACAAGCGAAAACTTTGGCGGCTTTTCTTGAATCTTCTGCCAAGTCACAGTGAATAATCCTCAAAACTCTCACATAAATCATTCAAACGATCATAAGCAACTTCAGCCCATTCTTCAGAAGATAGCTTCTTTCTCAGAGGTAAAATAACTTCGATTAGCTCACTAATCACGTCTACTTTCAATTTTTCTTCTCTCTGCAGATAAGCATCTTGTGTGCTAAGAAGCTCACGGTTCTGAGCGAGAATAACCATGCGCGTAGAAGCTTTTTCAGCATAAAACTTACGCGCTGTAATCTCAACAACACAAGCGTCATCTGTCCACAAAACACCATTGGCACAATCAAGATAGAACTTCACAAGGTTGTCAATATCTGGCTTTACCGTGTGATGTTCTCGACGAGCACTTTTTGGCTTCACGAAAGCAAAATCAATCTCAACTGCAAGCGGTTCACAAAGTAGCTTCTGTGATTGATATTTGCTCTTCATCAACCATTTTACAGTGTCTTTCTCACCACTCTGAGGGTCGTATGAACCAGTCTTTGTCACACGGACTCGTTTCTTTGCTTGAGGTGTCCCACTCAGGGTAAGTGTCGCGAGCACGGGCCTCGTGCCATACTTTAAGTCTTCTCTTTGCATCCTCTACCAGAATCTTTGCTTCTCTAACACTTTTCCGCATGATCTCGCCCACCTGCTTTGTGTCCTCATAGATCACATAATTCATAAAGCAATCAATAACATCTTCAGGCCAAGTCTCTTGCATCCATTGGTAAAAAAGAAGCTCTTGTTCTTCACACGTGATTTTTCCAGTCATGGCACGAAGTCCTCTTTTTTTTTATAAACCCATCGTGTTTCCTATAAAGCAACTTTGGCGGAAGACAGTAAAAAGAACAAAGGACGTTTTTAATTTCTGAAGGTAGTTCTTCGGAAAATAAGCCGTGTTCTATCTTCTTGAGTTTATATTCCGGAAGGTCAAGATATTCTGAGGCTCTGAGACGGCTCATTCCAAGAATATGGCGGCAGCCTCGGATGAGGCTTGGAAAATCAATATCCTTTTCAGAAGATTTGAGAAATTCGCTCAATTTTCCCTTGTAAATCCGTTCAATCATTGTCGTAAGTTCCTTCCTGTTAGCTGTATGACGGTTCCACGACTGTCAAATATTCTATCAGATAAAGCATCCCCGAGTTGCTGTCTCAGTGACGCTTGGTCTTTATTCGTCGTGACAATCGTAGGCTTCCCGGAAGCGTATCGGCTGTTGATTATCAAGTAAAGAAATTCATAAAAGGCTGGAGAGGGGTCAACCTTGTCTAGGTCATCAATGACAAGCAGGTCGGTTCCTTGCATTTTCCCAGGAAGCGTTTGAGGGCCTTGTGAGCGCATTTCTCCTAGCCACTGGTACTTTGTGTCAACTGCGCTAAAAAAACGCGCTGTACCCTCGTTAAAACGCAAATAAAGAGCAATGACGTATGCAGATGAGAACGTCTTTCCTGATCCACAGCTTCCAGAAAGGACCAGACAGCCTTTCGGATTCTTAGCCCATGAAATGATCCTAGGGCCACTATCTCCTCCATGCTTCCACTCATCATCGGCAATGTTGCAGTAGTCTAACGGAACCCCTCCAAGTCGCATCATCTCAGAGATCTCTGGCCTGTCAGGGCCTCTCGGTTTCAAGCGCTTACCATTGCGACGAATGCATTCATTGCACTTACATGCCCACCAAATCTCATGATGATTTAAAACTCGATATCCCACCGAACCGCTGCACATAGGGCAACTGATCTCCTCGTTCGCCTTCAGAGTGATTTTTATGGCACTTCCGTCATGCATCACATGCGTAACAAGCTCACCTCGAGTGAATTCTGTAAGTTCGAGGGATGTGATATCACTCAGGAGCTTCATTTGTTTTTCTCCTTCTGCTTACGCTCCCACTCTTCAGTAAGGCGCAACATTTCCTCGAGGCCTATGCTCACCTCCTCGTCGTCTTCAGTCACGATGCAATCGGGCTCTCTAGTCCACGCTCGGCTCTCATCGACTGTGCAGCCAGGGTGTTTTCTGGCGGAACTTTGCCCCGGTTGGATATTCGAGCTTTGGACAGATTGCTTGCTTTCCCGACGGAACCAGTTGCGGAGGGCTTTGTAGTAGCAGACGTAGGTTTTTCCGTTGGCTCCAAGCCAGTCATCCATGGTGTCGATCATGTCAGCCACCTCCCGTTTGCCAAAGTCTGCCTCCAGCTTGGCGAGCTGTTCGTCAGAGAGTTTGATCAGGCCGTCATCACCGAAAGGCTTCAGGTCGAGGTTGGGTTTAGCGGCAGCTTTTTTTCGCTTTGGCTTAGGCGGAGTGGTGTCTTCTGCAGCTGGATGTGCTAGCTTAGGGTTTGTCGGATGAGAAGAGATTTTTCTCGCGCACGCGTTCTTATCTTCTTTAGAAGATAATTTACTCTTTGTTTTACTCTTTGATTTATGTCCGACATTTTGGTCAGGTGTGCTCCGACATTTCTGTCGGGTCTTGCCCGACTTTTTGGTCAGATCAGGCCCGCCACAGCTTTTCTTTTTTCCGATCCATTTTAGTCTAGAATAGCCAGCTCTCCATGTTTTCCGGCCGTTGTTTTTTAAAACAGTTGTTAGTTCATGTTCGGTTAGTTTTTTTATTGCTCTTGTGATGTGTCGTTCAGAAACTCCGAATTTTTCAGCGAGGTATGCGTTAGATGCGGTACATCCACCAAGTTCTTCGTTATCCAGGCTGTCTATTTCTGCAGCCAAGATTTTTTCTAGCCAGCTTAGTCCTTCATGTAGCCAGATTTCTCTTGGGATCCAGATTCCCCTGAATCCTCGTTGCATTTCACTGACGTCGTTCATGGTGGTGCTCCGTGTTTCGATTTGGCTGTATTGATGTTTGCATGCGCAATCTCACTTAAGAAATGTTTGTGAGTTGCTAAGTAGTAGTGAGATGGCTATAATGGTGGGTATAGTTATTCTCACTTGGCGGTTAGCAACTTCTACTTGCAAAGGCCGCCGCCCTTGTTACCCCGGTTCCAGCCGGGGTTTCGCTTTTCAAGACTACGCAATTAAGAAGCTTATCCTCAAGACAAGTTATTCTTTGCGGTTGGTCTAAATTCGGTACTTCTTTTATAGTACTCATGTCTCAAGCAGTTTGAGATTTCATGCAACCATCTGGTTGCTCTGTGTGCGTGGCTGTACTAGGTGGTGCTGGTACAGCCACATTTTTTTAACTAAGGTCTACAGTCATACGCTTTTTGTAATTTGAATTCACTACTCGAGTTTTCTTTTTGCTTGCAGCTTTCCCTTTGAGTAATTCTTTCGCTGTCACTTTAGCGTCGGTCATTTTTTCTATTCTGAATGCTAGGGCCTTTCCGGGCTTACGCGTTCCAGAGACAATTTGAGAAAAGTAGGATCGTGTGATACACAGCTCTTTTGCAAATTCTTCTTGTGTGACCTTATTTTCTACTAGGTAGTTTCTGAGTTTCATGTCTCACCTCCTGTAACAGGGTACCCTTTTTTCATGTTTTGATTCATTCTATTTTTTTTGTGTTGACTTTGTAAACGTATATGCTATGATGGTGGTATATCACGGAAGTGGTTGATACACAGGAGGAATACCAGATGAAGATTGAACTGACTCAGCGAGAAGTTGAACAAGCCATCACTCTTTGGCTTAAGGAAAAGTATAACATCAAAGGGCCTATGGAGATTTATGAGACACACGAGATCTTAAAAGCCTATACCGTGCAGACAGACCCAAACTGTTTTGTTTACAAGGAGGAAGGTTATGAGATTCGTTAATTCATTATTAGCTGGTGCGGTTCTTAGTACAGCATCACTGTCCGCGTTTCCTAACATGTTTGATTATCCACACCAAGTGGTTGAACACCAAGGATGCAATAGCGCAGTGCATAGAGACCAAGATGTGTTTGAAATGACACATACGACAGCCAACGGCTCCTCATTTCTTATGGGTGCCGACATGGTTACTCATTCCGTTTTTGGTTGCACACTGGACTATGACGCTGGTGTTCTGGACGGTGAAAAAAGCTTTGCTGTGCAAATGTATGAAGAGGATGGCCAACGCGTTTATTACTTCATGTTTGAGAAGGGGCGCGTGATTGTATTGCCCCAGAGTAAAAGTTTTGCGTACGCTGCGTTCCAAAGCTATTAATGTTGACTTTGTGAACTTATTAACGTACAATCAACCTGAGGTTTTTATCATGGTTATATTCTGTTTAGGCCCTTTCGGACTTATCCTTCTAGCATCGGTAGCTATTTGGGCTCTTTGCTCAAAGTCATCTGATGACGTAGAGGAATGGGGATAACCCAACAAACACACGGAGCACCACCATGGAATATATCGATCAATTTACACTAGGTATGCACGTTGATAGCGGGCTTGACATTGATCATTGCAGAGACCACCTGACTGGAGTACTGCAAGCTTTATACACAACGGGCGATACCGAGCAGTTGGAATACTGCTTAGAAGAAGTTGCTCATGCATTAGGCATCTCATTACCGGAAGGTGATATTGCCATTGAGAAGAAGAATCAGAACAGAGAGTTGCATTATCAGCTGGGATATCAGCGTGCGCTCTTAGACACACAAAGGAAAGTATCATGACTGTAGACACCACACTCATTGAATTAGAGAACACCAACAAGCTCTGTCAAATGCTTATGCAGAGTCCACACTACAAAAAGATCGGTCCTGATGGAATCTTTGCTATCGTTGAGACTGCTAAAAGCTTAGGTGTTGATCCGCGCCTTGCTCTTAACGGAGGCATGTACTTCGTAAGAGGTAAGGTCGAGATGTCCGCCATGATGATGAATACGCTGATTCGTCAAGCGGGGCATAGCATTACAAAAGACAAAAAGTCAGACGACAACGTATGCATCTTACATGGTAAGCGTGCCGATACCGGAGATACCTGGTGCGAGAGTTTCTCCATTGAAGACGCTCAGAAGGCCCAGTTGACAAAGAATCCTACCTGGCGTGCTTATCAGAAGGACATGCTCTTTGCTAGAGCTTTGTCTAGGCTGGCTAGACAACTGTTTCCTGACGTTGTTAAGGGCTGCTATGTGCAGGGGGAGATTGCTATGGATACTGTTATCCATCCCGGAGAAACAAATGTCATCGAGTTTTTAGGTGCTGAGCGTGCGCTTGAACTTCAAAATCAATTAAGAAGCGTTCCAGATTACGAGAAAGAGGTCGTTTCGTACTTAGATCGACAGGGACTTCAGCTAGAAAATCTCGAAATGGAAGCAGCAAACAAGATTCGTGCACGAATTGAGAGCCTTTTGGAGGAACCTAATGAGTAGCCACCTAGTACAAGGAAGCTCCGAATGGCTTGAATGGAGAAAGACAAAAGTAGGTGCTAGCGATGCACCTATCATTATGGATGTCTCTCCATGGAAGACAGCCCTTCAGTTGTGGGAAGAAAAAGTCGGGATAAAATCTGCTCCTGAAGAGAGTCGGGCTATGTTGAGAGGCACAGACATGGAACCAGAAGCCAGGAAGGCTTTTGAGGATTCCGTAGGCATCGACATGTTTCCTCAGGTATTGACTCATCCCGACTACGACTGGATGATTGCTAGTCTCGATGGGTTGTCATTGGATGGAACTACGGCCGTCGAGATCAAATGTCCTGGCAAAAAGGCACATGATATTGCAAAGAGCGGGAAAGTTCCAGACTATTATTACCCCCAATTGCAACATCAACTTGCAGTTTTAGGACTTCCATTTATATACTATTGGTCTTATGACGGTTCGGAGGGGGCTCTTGTCAAGGTAGAGAGGGACGGACAGTACATTTCTACCCTGATAGAGCATGAGTCTTCGTTCGTGATGTGTTTGAAAACTGAAACTCCTCCGGATCCGTCATTTCGTGATTACGTGGAAAAGCCAGAATGGGAAAACGGCTTAGGCGACGATATTATTGAAGCGAAAGCTCAACTGGAAGCCGCAAATGATCGACTCGAACAGTTAAAATTTCGAGCCATCGCAGAGGCAAATGGCCAAAGTTGTCGTGGAGGTGGAATATCCATCCGCAAGTCATATGCAAAGTCATCAATCAATTATTCTAAGATACCTGAACTGAAAGACGTTGATTTAGAAGCCTATCGTGGTAAGCCAAGGGAAAGGTGGACGCTTTCTATTAGGAGATCGACTGATGTTTAGGATTATGTGCGATATCGCATTAGCTTTTACTGTTTTTTTTTATTACCTAGCTAATCACGAACTGAATCCCAAGGGGATTTGGTTATCGTTTTGTAATACGGTTAGATTCTTTTTGATTCTTTTTGGTGTTGAACACCTGATTCATTGTTTGGTGGGAATATGAAGTGGATTTACTACATTTTGGTAATGGCGGTTACGATATCGCCAATTAGTATCGAGGCGAAGAGCCTTACACAATCTGAAAGAGACAGATATTACCGTGAGGCCAACTTGGCTATTCTGAAGTATTATCAGTGTCTCGACGAGGCAGATACCTTAGCTAATGAGTTCAAGGACGACCTAAAAAATGCAGTTTGGGGTGTAGCGATGGATGCTTGCACGGTTATTTCCATGAATCCCGGTACTGCTCGTGAAAAGGGTCTAACCATTCTCTCGTTTTTGATGACGGAATTCAGAAAAAGCGAATACTTCGGTGGTTTGAGTGGAAAAGCAAAAGAAAAGGCCAAGTGTATCGATACTCTGATTGCTGAAGCTGCTGGTTGGCATGAGACCTATGTGAAAT